ATTTATCTTTCGGTGGCTTATAGCTATTCGACCTACCCCCCATTTGAATTTTTTTCTGCAAATATATACCTGCCTCATTGAAACATTCAACTATATCTATCATATTATTAGCTGTTTCATTTTATATCCCTTAATGACTTAGTAACTATATTAACACAATCGCCTATTAATGATACACTAATATCCTTTGTGTTCATTTGATCCGCCCTATCTTTACATATAGTATAGATACCATCAGTAAGGTTATTAAACTTATCTTTTATGTCTTTCGGTATATCAATATCCTTAACTATTATTTTATCCAACATAATCCTCAATGTTGTTAGTGGGATTGTTTGTTTATCCCATTCTTTTGCAATCTTCTTACTTGCTTTATAAATGCCGTTATAGTTATCAATAACTATAAGCATTAATCGTTTTTTACTTTCAGTGTTATTCATATCTTATTGTGTATTTCGTTCATTGTCTTACGTGAGTGACAGCTCTTGCATAGTGATTGCAGGTTGTCTAATCTCCATGCTTCGCCTCCCTGCGACATAGGTACTATGTGATCTACTTCATTAGCTGCCGTTACCTTGTTAACCTTCTTACATTCCCTGCATAGTGGCTCATAGTTAAGTCTTATACGCCTGAGCTTACGCCAACGCACTGTATTGTATACCGTATCATAGTTTACATTCTTCTTAGGCTTTGGCTTTGTTATCCAGTATGGTCGATTAGGCTTGGGTAATATTGGCATTGTGTATTGTTGTTAGTTCTTCTTTACTTATCTGTTCGTTGTGTGCCAGGTTGTGGCAGTCCCTACATAGTGCGATTAGGTTGTATATCGTATCCTTACCGCCTTGAGACTTATATACTATGTGATGTATATCCGTTGCCTTACTGTTGCATCTCTCACATAGGATAGTATCATCTATTCCGTATCCGAAATACTTTAGATAAATTCTTATGTGAGGCTTCATTGTTTTTTTCTTCCCTCGCTTTTAAAAATTCATAAATATTAATAAAAGCTTGTTCATACCTTTTTTTAGCTGAACTCTCTGAATAGCTGTGGTGTTTTAAGCCGAAGAACTCGGCAAGGTCTTTATCCTTTAAGCCAAGTTCTTTTTTTAGTTCTTTAATTTTCATTGTGACAAGCTTCGCAATAAACAAATGTTTCAAGAGTATTTAAAGTTTTTTCGTCAATCAAATAACAAGCGAAACTTTCACCGCAAGTACATTGGTAACTACCTTTTTGAATGTAAGTTCCAAAATTTTCTGCTTTTGCCTGTTCTGCTGCTTCAATTGTTGCTTCCTGAGTTGTTAAATAAGTTTTCATTGTTTTTGTTTTTAAAATTTCTGTGGGGTTATTCCCAATTGCCTGAAACAAAGATACAACATATATTGTAATAAACAAGCGAAATAGTAAAATAATTACAGTTTATACTGTTATTTATATTTGTTTTAAATAAAACAAGTTTGCCAACGCTCAAAAAAACAATAAAATTACCCTGCTTCGTATCGGCTTTAGTAGGTTAATAATGCGCCAGATACATAACAGCACCTCAAATGCAATTCCGCTACGCTCCACAGCATTTAGCTGCATCCCGTTGTAAACAATATTTGCTACTTTTTTGCTTTTAATAAAATGTCGTGCTAAATTATAGGCAGATGAACCATATTTATACTCAGCTTGTTTTGACTTTATATAGGTGATTAGTTCTTTTATCTTACTCATAGCTTTCTTATTATAATATATTTAGCACAAGATGAACTCCAATTCTCAGCATCAAACACGTTGTATAGTGCGGCCACAAACAGCACAGGTTCCATAAGGCTGGTCAAGAAATTCACGAGAAATAAATTCATGAGTGCAATTCTTAATTTGTTCCTCTTGCTCTCTTTCGGCTTGTTCTCTATCGACTTTCATTTTAGCCTTAATATGCTCAGGTAAATTATCCTGTGCTTTTTTGTCGAAAGTAATACATTTAATTGTTTCCATTCTCTCTTATTTAATAGTTATGCACCATTATAGTGCTTCAAACTCAATTTTGTGATTAAACGAATCCCCATTACCACTTGCGTGAATAGCCCATAAGCTCCCTTGTTTATCCATTGCTTCTGCATAAGTTCCATCGATCAGTATAATATCAAGTTCACAATATTCATGCAACCATTCTTGCATTGTTTGCTCATTATCGTTGTGAGAATATTCAGTATTCCAAATAAATGTTTCCATAGTTTCTACTTATTTAATTAACGGCGCATAACACTGTATATAGTTTATAAGCCTAATTAATATTCGTTTCAAATTTGTAAATTTGTACTATGGCTTACAAAACCATATACTCAACGTTAGCCACCATTAGAAAACCACATCTGAACCTTACGCTCATCGGCAGCATTTTGCGGTGGTAATTCCATCCAATTAGCTTCAGCTTTCAATTCGTAAGCCCTTCTCTCAATTTCAGCTTCTGTATATCCCCAAATCACACCTTCAAGTGCAGCAGATTGTGGTATAATTACAGGTTCATCTATGCCCACGCTATCCATGCTTTTACCAAGTCCTTTCATTGGTAAATCAGAATAACGGTGGGTAACACAAGCTATATGTAATGCCTGTCCATCTTTGTCGAAACCTCCGAATTTAATCATGTCATTAGTGTTTTTAAGTTAATGTAGTTTATGGCACTACACATAGCCAACACGTTGTTGTGTGTATTGCTTGGTTTCGGTTTTTTTATTGTCTTTACTCATAATTCAAAGTTTTTAAGTATGATTAATACTTCCTTTTCGATTAATTCTTTTATCTTACTCATAGCTGTTAATTTTTATAAAAAGTCTTTATATTCCTGTCTAGCTAACATTTCGTACGTATATTGAAGCACCCTGTAACCATTAGAACAGGCTAAGTTGATCTTATATAAATCGGTTTCATAGCCTTTACCGCCTCTGTTATGCCTGCCACTTTGCCATTGCCCACCGTTCAGCTCGATTATATAGTCGGCTGCATTATCCGGGTGAGTGAATGAGTAATCAGCTCTAAACTTCCGCTTTGTTTCCATCAGCTCATTAAATGGGGATTCCTTATAAAAAAAGATTCCTTTTGATTTCAAGTATAATTCCAGCTCCTGGATAACGGCAAATCTTTGGATTTCATTCATAACTCGTTCCCAATTTCGTATTCGATTAATCTAGCAAGCATCTTTTCAGCTTTTCTAAGGTCTTTAATCCCGCCTTTGAATGGGTATCTAGATACGTACTTAATTACTTTAGCCTGACATGGATTGTGCTTATTAGCCATACTGTAATCTAGTGGTTCGATTGCCATTTGCCGGTAATGTTCACCATTAATATCATCCTGTTCTATGTCTAATTCACTTAACGGGCAATTAGGCAAAACTCCTACCAGCTTATCAATCATTTCATCTTCTACTATTTCGCAGTCGGATTTTAGTAATACTTTAGCTCCAATATAACCATAATATTCTTCATTATAATTATCAACACCAAGTATATTACCGATTTTATTTTTGTACCAAAATTGTTTACCTGAACAACTAATTATCTTTATTCTCATAGCTCTTTAAATTTATCTGTTAACATCTTATCCGCATCCGCTTTGGTAATATCTACGCCCTCAGCTGAGTTGGTTTGCATATACGACCAATCACCCAGTTTATTACGGGTCCAGGTGTGAAGATGCAACCGCATTAATATTTCGTGATATGTATTTTCCATTGCTTAAATTATTGTAATATCTTCTGGGTTAAATAAAGGATAATAACCATCTGTTAAGGTTGTTGGTTTTATTGCTCTGTATTCTATAACATCACTCCTATAATAAACCTTATCGACATCGTAAATATATCCGGTTCTCTTATCTTGTATTCTCATAGCTCAATTTTTATGCAATATACAACAATTTTAATCTAAATGCAAATTTATTTCACTTTGTAAGGTTATAGCCTTACATTATTCAGCGAAAAGTAAACGTATAGCCTTACTTTTTTTATTTATTGTAAACTTAACTGCTTACTTTCTTATACAATTCCTTTTTATCGAACCTGTAAGCCATCACTTTTTTGTAGTAGGCATATTCATCTTCGGATTCTCTTTTTACCCTTGCACGATATACAAGTTTAGTGTATTTGTTAATTCCGTATTTGACGTAATATGTAACGCCTATTTTGAAATAGCGTTTATCTGTGATTAGTTCGTACATTTTTTATCGTTTCACTATCGTATATTTTCGGGGTTTATCGTATTAAAATGGTACTTCACCATCTCGATTGCCTAGCGGGCATTGATTCTCTATGTAAAATCTATTGCTTTTAAAATCAAAGTTAAGGCTAATTTCACCACGATAACCAACCTGGCGTATCTTTTTAATCTTTGCTGAGTTCCAGACAACGGTCGTATTCTGAGGATCAGTTAAAAAGTAAGGCCTATGTACAAAGACAATATTATCACAGTGATTGCTCCACATTGCACCTCCAGCAATATCAAATAAATGAGGCATCCTAAAATTACCGTGTTCATCAATGCTTACTGTCCCTTTAGGGTGTGCAACTATAATATAATGAATGTCGTGTAAATTAGCAAAGCGTTTATTTTTCTGCAAAAATGCTGATATGTATTTATCATCCCTGCCGGATGAATCCCAGTCGTTAACCAACTGATTAAACGGATCGACCACGCACATATTAACACCATGCTTTACAATAGCATCTTCAAAGCGTTGGTTGATTAGGTCGGGTGTTGGACTGTCATTCTCAGGATAGATATAATAGAAATGCTCATGTAAGAAGTCCAGCAAGATGTTATATTCCTTTTTGTTTATCCTATTATGAAATGATTTATCAGCCGATTGACCGGATAATGTATGTATTAAATCATTAAAAAAGTATTCCGGTGGTGATTGCTCAGGTGTGAATATTGCACACTTCCAGTTATCAAACTTCGCTTTCATTAATATAAGCTGAATCAAAAGAGAGCTTTTACCGTGATTACCAAGTCCGGCAATTAAAGTAACATCTTTAGGTAACCATGTAAAATAATAATCCAGGTCTTTGTAGTGGGTAGTTTCGCCATGAGTAAACCCATTATCATAACCCTCGTTTAATGATTCCCGGATGTCGTTAACATAGATAACGTCTTTTACTTTATTTTGCTCTTTGCTTATATCATTCATCGAATAACTCCGTTTGTTTAGTGTTTTTCTTTGTTCTTATTCCTAATGCACAATTAAGGATAGAATTCGATATTTCACTATCTACACAATTTCTAAGTATTGTATCTTTTCTATGCTTAATTTTATATTTACTTAAATCAAATCCATTAGTTATTTGTAGTGACTTTAACGATCCATCCCTAACTCTTGCAGATTTCTTTTCATAATTACTTATAATAAAATTAGACCAAAATAAATGTCTGCCTATTTCTTTTGCTTGTATTAATGGTTGATAATATGGTTTAACGTTTTCAACTATCCAAAACCCATTAAAATAATTATCTAATAATAATATTTCTTGGTATAATTTCATATCAACGTACTTAATATCTCTATCTGCACCACCACCAAACTCAGTTTTTGTAAGCATATATCTCATTCTGCTATGGCTCGGGCAAGGTGGGCTTGACCATATAAAATCAAACTCCTTATAATGATCTAATAAATATTGGTGTGCATCGGTTATAATAACGGTGTCATTTGGAAAAAAGTCTTTG